TCTGTGAGATTATCAACCTCTTTTTCTTTTGCTTCTGATTCCTTAATTAATTTATCTATTAATTCTTTGTTAACTAATTCTTCCATTGTTTTCCTTTCTTGTTTAAACAAGGTGAGGAGGATGGGATAAATCCTCCTACCTTGCTACCTTGTATTACTTTTCTAAGTACTCTCTTCTTGTGATAGTACCTGCGTTAGTCATAGCCCAATAGCCTACTAAGGTTTCTACAGTTCCATCTGTCATGTAGAATTTAGTTGTCCATTGTTTTCTTCTCTTGTCGTTAGGGTCTTTGCCTTTGTGTTGTGAGATACCCTCTCTTCTATATCCTCCACCAACACCAGTTTGAATTTCTGCTAGGTTGATTCCCTGATATAGTTCACCATCCCAATTACAATCCATACCTGCTTGAAGACCTAACAGTTGCTCTTCTGCTGATTCGTTTCTCCAGTCTGGTTCAAAGTTACCCTCGTTGTCGTAATCCCTATGAGGATGTGCATCTAATATGTCTTGGTCTGTATCATCTGTAATTTCTACTGCCTTGTTTAAACTAGCATCCCAATAGTACCTACCAGTTTCACATTTGATTTTGTTAAGCATGTTTGGAAAGTGCTTGTAAATGTCTGGGTGTTTCCCATCATTCCAATTACCTTTGTATCTTTCATCAAGGGCTTTTCTCTCCTCTGCAATTAGCAACATGTCAAGACACTTGTTAGCGAAAGAGATTACTTGTTCTTTATTATCAAAATAAATACTGAAACCTCCCTCTTGTCTTCCTCTGTTTCTGTTGTCACTGCTTACAGATGCGTAACCATTAACGCTAATCCCTAAGCCATGTCTTTGGTCTGTAACATAGAAACCCTGTTTAAACGAGTCCTCCTTGAAAGAGTAGATACCATCTATATTCATATCCACAAAGTCAATCTTCTCACTAAAATCAACTTCTTTTCTTGGGTTGTGCTTTACTCTGCTATTGTCGTGGTTCTCACTCTGCCCACCAACATTAACAGACTTTACATCCTCATTATATTTTTGAACATCTGCTATATCCATAGCTTGTCCTCTTGTTATTGTTTCTTTTATTTCTGTGTTGTCCATTGTTTAAACAACCCCTTTCTTTTCTTTTCTTTGTTTGTTTAGTATTGGTTGAAAGTTAGGGATAAAATATTCTTTCATATATGTACCCCAATCTTCATTTTTCCAATCTTCAAATAGCAAATCCCATGGTCCATAAGTCATGTGTTCTGCTACCTTGTTTAAACATTGTTCAAGGTTATATTCAAAATACATTCTGTCACCATCTATTTGAATATTCCATTCTTTGAACATGTCTTCTTTAGTTCCCTCTAATCTTTTCTGATTAGAAAAATCTAAAATCATATTAGTCTTTTTGTTTAAAAGGAAAGCGTGTCCACCCCACCACTCTGTCGCCATCTCTCTGACTGCATGAACTAAAACGAAATCTTTTCTTTCCTCTTCTTCCATCTCTACAAACTTCCACAAGTTTGCGTGATAACAGTTAGAGAAATCTATTCCCCTAACTCCATGCAATTTTTTAGAGTTGCTCATTGTTTAAACAACCTCACTTTCTTCTTGCATTCTTTTTTGTATATCCATACCCAAAAATAATCCTGTAAGAAACTTGTGCATTTCTCCTGCTTTCATTCTTAGGCTTAGGTTTGTTTCTCCTCCACCATCATTAACAATTTTTGTTAGTTTATAACCACCAACATCAATGTCCAGTTTAAACATACCCACCTTTGATATAAGGTTTCCATCTGAATCCTTAGACCAGATTTTCTTTTCACCATTGACCACGAAATTTAACGCATCAACTGATTGTTCTAATTGTTTGCTACTTGCTCTCAATTTATCCCTCCTTTAAAAATCGTATCCGAAATCTTCTATTTTTAATATTTCGCAATACTCTTTTTTCTTGTTAGCGAATTCTCTTGCATCATGTAAATCCATTCTTTTAGATAGTTTTTCATATCCTTTAGATGTCATATACATTACTCTGTAATTCATTCTTATCCCTCTTTCTTTCTTGTTTGTTACTAATAACCTTACCATCTACTAGATATATGCAAACAATTATTTACAACAAATCTGAAAATAATCCTTGACAATGTGATACCTGTTTAAACAAAATGACAGGAATTTGCATACCACTATATATAGTGTGTCCTAAATGGCTCTGTATGGTCTTTATATGACAACTATGGTAGACAGTAGCTAAAGGGGGGTTGATGCTCTTAAATCGCTTGTATCGTGTAAATAGAGGGTAACAAAAAACCCTCCGAAGAGGGTTCTCTGCTTACTAAGGGGTTAGTAATTATCTTATGTATGTAGACCTACTACCATTAACTTTGAATATGTCTGCTGTATATTGCTGACCTAATTCAATGCCTTGTGGTTTATCTAAGTTAACTTTATCTAAAGCATTGTTTAAACATGCTGATAGGTTTATTAACTGGTCTATATCTTCTAATGATATTCTTACAGTATCTTCACCGAATCCAATTCCAACTTTTCCAACTAGTTCTGTTGAAAGAGTGAGAGTAACTTTAGAATTATTTTTAATTAACCCTAAATTATTAGCTATTGGTTTTACATAGTCTATTGTATTTTTTTTCATTTGTTTGTTTTTCCTTCCTCGTTTAAACAGGGTGAGATTTCTCCCACCCTGAAATTTCCTTATTTGTATAAGTCTGTTGTGACCTCTGATTCTATAGATACCTCACCACTACAGACAGGGCAACAGAGTTGGTCTGCATTCCTCATTACAACATTGCTTGAAAGTCTAAAGATAGTACCTAACCCTTGCTCTCGACTTTTCTTAGTTGCACCACCACAACCCATGTCAATACAAGCAATCTTGACCATTCTTGTAGTTTGCTTAGGGCTTCTGTCTGTGAATGCAATATGAGGATAAAGACCATACATCTCTAACCAGTTTTCAATTAGTTGTTTAAACTGTGTTGTTGGTTTTGTTGCTGTTGCAACTCCACCTAGTTTAAACACATCAAAGACCAACTTTGGAAAGTTACCCTTGTGACCTTGCATCTCATCTAGTAATGCGTGGCTCACCTCATGGGCTACTATTTCCAGTACCTTTAATGTATCGCTCTGTTCTCTATCTATCTCTATTTTTCTATAGTCATCGTTTGCCCATCCCATTGGATAGCATAAGCCGATAGTATGAGAACCAGTTTGATTATTAGTTACTCTCTTTCTTCCTCTAGTATCACTAATATGAATCTGGATACCTTTACCAGTGTTCTCTTTATCACCATATCCAGATGCGTGACCAATTTCTAAAATGTACTCACCGAACTTTTGTAAGTATTCTTCGGCTTTCAATTTTGATTTCTCTAAGTGTTCCAGATGTACTGGGTTCTTAGCCTCCAATAATCTAAAGTTTTGGTTTAGATTTGTTTTCATTGTTTCTCCTTTGTTTGTTAATACCAGTTTACTACATCCCTAGTTTAAACAAAGTATTTATTTGAGAAATGTTAACAGGCTATCCTCCTCTAGTTCTTGTTTAAACTGGGTACATTGTCACCATATATAGTCACAGAACTAGGTCATATATTGCTAGGTTTACCCTAGTGTTTATAGGCAACGCAACATAATATATGTTATAGGACAAGTGTTATTTAGGGGGGGTTTAATGTTGACCCCCTTGTGATGTGATGTGTACCCTCAAAAAATATGCTGTTAAAGGGTGTACTATATATTGTGGTACTACATATAGTGGTGTACTAAATATAGTATATTTCACTAGTAAAGAAGATTGTGAAATAAATTTCACTATCTTTATTGATTGTGCATAACAATTAGTAATGTAGAGTGGTTCTAACCCTGTGTCACTCCCTCCCAAAAACCAGAATGAACTAAAATCAGTAACATTTAAATATGTGAAGTAATAGGCTATTACCCTAGTTACCATGGTCCTGCTAATCCACTTGATTAATGAAGTATGGTCAAGAATCCTTTTCTAAAAGCAGGAAGGACTCCTTGCTTGTTTTCTTACTATAACACCTTTTGTTTTAAATGCTAGTATTTAGGTAATGGGGTTTTTGTAGTAGTAGGAGTTTCCTCCTTTCGCCTACGAGCATCACACAGAAACCCCATAGATTTCCTTGATTATATTTGATATGTGGTATACTTTTTGTATCAAGAAAGGCATATGAGTCTTTATCAACCCTTCGTAGGGTAAATTTATTCATAGCCCTCCTTTCTTTGTTTGTGTGGTACACGCCTCACGCAAGTGAGGCAGTACTACTGTCAAAAATAAAAATTTTTTTACCACCTTATTTAACAACAACATTACACTATATCTGCCTGGAAAAGTTCTAGGTTGGTTGTATGGGGATATAACCAGAATGAAAAAGAAAATGCTTGAAATCATATAGACAAAAGTGTGTGTTGGTTAAAGTAATTTCATTTTTCTTTCATAACAGTTGGACACTGTATACGAGCAGAACCTCACTTCGGTGAGGTTTTGTGCTATAGTGATGATTATGAAAATGTATAAAAACAAAAAGAAAAAATCTAAAGGCAAAGGCAAAAAGAAACTAGGTTACTAATGGCAAACTACCAGGGTAAATCTGTCACACTTAATAAACCTTCACGCATTAGCAAAGGTGAACCTGGTTATGGTCGTAAAAAGTTTAAAGTCTATGTTAAAGATGGTGACAAAGTAAAGAAGGTTATGTTTGGTGACCCTAATATGGAAATCCGAAAAGATAACCCAAAAGCTAGAAAATCTTTTAGAGCTAGACACAAATGCGATACAGCTACAGACAAGACTACACCTAGGTACTGGTCTTGTAAGATGTGGTGAGTTATGGTAATCAATTCAGAGAATCAGTTATCTAGTAACTTACCTACAGCTTATCAACTACATCCTAAAGGTAATCAACAATGTGGTAACTGTACGCATTATTTAGAATCAGGTTACTGCACTTTATTTAAAGCATCTGTACAATCATTTGCATGGTGTAAGAAATGGCTTGGAGGAAGGAAGTAAAATGGCAATACCAGAATCAGCAAAGAAATCTCTTAAAGCAAAAGCAAAGAGTTCAGGTTATAGTTACGAAAAACTAGCAGCAGTGTACAGAAGAGGACAGGGTGCTTATGTATCATCAGGTTCTCGTAATGTATCTATGGCAGCTTGGGCTATGGGAAGAGTTAATTCTTTTATTAGTGGTGGACATAAACAAGATAATGACCTCAAAGGTAAAAGATAATGGGTAACAGAACTCAACCATACAAGCATGGTGTACCTGCAAAGTATTTAAAAGGTCTTTCTCCTACTGAAGCTAAGAAAAGAGCAGCAGAAATAAAAAGAACAGCTAAAGCCTATAGAGAAGGTAAAAGAGTAAATATAGCTGCTGTATCTAAATCAAGAGCAAAGAGTGGAAGAAAAAATAAAATTACTTGATACCTGTCGGATGTCCGAGGTGTGGAGAAGAGTTGTTACCGAAGAACGATATGAAGTGTAAAAACAAGGATTGTAAGAATTATGGTAAATAAAAAATTATGTTACGCAGCAGGTTGCCATAAAGTATTACCTCCTAAAGCTAGAAAGTTTTGTAGTGAGAGATGTCGTAACAGAATCAATACACAAAAGAAAAGGGCAAAGAAAAAAGGTATTGAGTGGACACAAGAAGAAGATGTTTTAAATATACCTAGCCAAAAAAATGTACAGACTCGTAGAGGTAAAGTTTATGATGATTTAAAAGAGTCTGGTCTTGGTAATGAAATACTTATAAAGAAAATGACAT